GTAAGGGACTGAAAACATTTAACAACAACATAATATGTATTATGCGAACAAGGTCGTTAAAGTTTTCTTTTAATACTATATGATTAAAATTTTAGCGAGTGAATTCCTGAAACCATTAATTCGAAGAGCCGGCACAATGATAGGCGGATCTTTAATAGGTGTAGGAATCGCATCGGAGCAAGCAGTTCAATTGGAAACTGCCGCAATGACGATTTTATGCGTTCTTGCCGATTTAATATTGTCCAATTTAGAGCGGAGAGCAAGAGATGAGTAAAACATTCGTCAATATACTGCATGGCGCGGTCATGGGCGCAATTATAAGCGTAGCGCTTTACGGCCCAATTTATATGGATTGGAGCTGGTAATGGCGTGGGATATTATAGGAGATATTAACCATATCAATTATAAGGTTGAACCTTATATGAACACTATTATGGCTACTATAATGGGTGGTCCGTCAGCAGGATCCGCAACAGCTTCTTATTATAAATCAAAAGATGATAAAAAAGCGGCTGAAAAAGAACGAAAAAACCATTTTGTTAATTTGCGCAATAGCGCAACTCGAGCGGGTTATAACCCCTTAACGGCACTTTATGCCACCGGTGGCGGTGGATACGGTCAGTATGTACCGTTAATTAGCCGGAACCCTCGGGGTGACGCGTTGGTAGCATTTAGCAACGCGTACAATGCGAGCGCGGCACGGCGTGATCAAAAGGCGCATGACATAGATATGAGCGAAAGAGGTTATGCAAACGATAAGAGTTTGCAGCGTATGCGCGAAAAAGCGGCAATTAAATTGACGCGTTTACAACAAGAGGCTTTGGAGCCTGAAACCAAAGTTTATTTGTTTAATAAAGACGGATCACCGCAATTAAACCCATATGGGCAACATATGTATGTGGATGATAAAGCTGCGGAAGTATTTCCTGCATATCAGGGATATATGACAGGAGACGGAAAGCAGTTTTCAGCACCACACGAACAGTTGTTAGATATGGGTTTTGGTGGTTTTGCTTCTGCAACGGGTGTTATAGCAGCCGGTCCAATGATTGAAAGGTCAGATAAAGCGCCAACGGCGTTTAGATATCCAAGATTATTTCAATCATCTGATGGAAATTGGACCAGAGGTGAGCCGATAGGCTGGCCCGCGACTGGTCAGTTTTTCACACAGCCAAAAATTCAAAGATGAAATGCAAGCGATGCGCGCAGATTAGACGCACGATTAAACGAATAATTAGGAGACGAAAGAAATGAGGAATACGGAAATTATACCGAATTCACCGGTACCGTTTAAGCGTACTAACCGGCCTGCCCGTGGTTTAACTATGACCCACGGGGATGCGGGAAAAGTTTTGCCTGTAAGAATGGAACCAATTGAGCGCGAAGCATCAGCAAGCGGTCGGGTTGGTTTGTCGTTGCAAATGGCAGAAACTCCAGAGCCAATAGCGAATGCGGTTCACGCAAAATCGTGTACGTATTTTGTGCCATTTTTGGCGTTTGGGCAATTTGATGGAAGTCTAGAGCGGTTGAACCGATCATATGCTGGTGAAAACGATATCGGCGAGACTTCGCCTTTAGCGTTTTTTCAGACTAATAAATATTATAATGGTTCAACTGAGGTTACTCTGAGTGATTTTGCTGCACAAGATACAGCTGGTGCTAACGGTGTTTCTACGTTTTACAAAACGTTAGGAATACATACTCAAGCTGCAACGGTTAATTCGACTTATGTGCAAGCTTACAACGCTGTTATAAATCACCGTCGCAAAGCGCGTTCGCCAGCGTTTGCAGATGAAAATAAAATTCGTAATGAATTTGATCATAATTTAGCAGAATGTTTTTGGCCTAACAGTGGCAATAGTCATATTGTTGCGGATTATGATGAAAAGTTAATTTCGGGCGAAATTAATCTTGCTGGATTAACTTTTCAAGCGCCAATTACCAGTAGTCGTTGGAGTTATGGAACTACAGGTTACACTCCGTCGACGGCAAACCCTTCGAACGGTTATACGTATGGAGTGGCTGCCGATGGGTCTCAAATGACGGAGGATGGTGCGCGCGTTATTTGGGAGGATGTTTTTGCTGAATTAACAAATGGTGGGTCAGCTACTATGAATTTGGCAGATATTGAACTTGCAAAGAATTTAGCAAGTTTTGCCAAACTTCGGTCAGCTTATTCTGGTCGCAGCGACGAATGGATTATCGACATGCTTATGCAAGGCATATCTATGCCGTTGGAGATGTTAAAAGATCCATTATTAGTTGGTCAGGCAAGCGGTGTGTTTAATATGGCGCAGCGATTTGCAAGCGATGCAGGCAATTTAGACGACAGTGTTACGCGCGGAATTTGCAACTTAAATTATCGCGTTAATATGCCCAGAACGTCAGTTGGTGGCATATTGGTAACGACTGTTGAAATTGCACCAGAACAGATTTGGGAACGTAAGAAAGATTATTTCTTGTATACAACATCTGCAGACCAGCTGCCGAATGCATTGAAAGACAACCTTTCAATTTTAGGTGGTCAACACGCGGTTCAAGTTAAAAAAGATCATTTGGATGTAAACCATAGCACGCCAGATGCGGTGCTGGGGTTTGCGCCGCTTAATCATGAATGGCGCCGAGATCAGATTAATCTCGGAGGTCGTCTCTATAGGCCAGCAAATGACGCATATTCGCAGGATAGAGCTCGAGTGTGGTCCAACGAGGTTACCGATCCAAGCCTGAGTACGGACGCGTATTTGTGCACAAATTTGCATAAAAAAGTCTTTAGCGATCAAACATCAGAAGCGTTTGAAATTACTGCTATGCAGGATTTGAGCGTTAATACAAACATTCAGTTTGGTGATGCGTTGATCGAAACAGATGCAACTAGCGATTACGAGAGCATTGAGGATCTTGTTAACGGCTAGTGCTAACGCGGAGGGGGCAACCTCCCTGCCCTCTCCGCACAAATGCGAAAGGAAAATGAAATGAAGCATTGGAAATTGGGAAGCGTCTCCGGATGGTCAACATACGGAGAAGGTGAATTAAAACAATTCACTAAAGGACAGATCAAATTTAAAGTAATGGGCAATTGCACATTTGAAGTTTGGGACCAAACAAGCGGATTGATGGTTGCTAAAGGAATCGACGACATTATTGACGTTGAGTTTATTAGCCCAACAGACGCAGAGGTTTTGATTAAGTTTGACAAAAAAGGCGTTATTCAAACGAATATACGCGATACAGATCAAACGGTTGAAAAAGTATACGCAGATGAAAATTTTGTAAATTTGAATCCACGCGTAGCGCAAAATCCTGATTTTGTAAGAATGGAAAATATCCTAAAACTCCAGAAGCAACAATTTGACGCAGAATTAGCGGCAGAAAAGGCGCGTACAGCAGCGGTACAAGCTGCGGCGGCGCCAGTAGTGGAAGCAGTGGAAGAGGTACAAGCGGATGACACAGGAGACGTGGAAACCGCTGATTAAGTTTTTAAATTGGGTCAAGTCAGTAGACTTGGCCCAAGACTGGGCAAAGACGGTGCGTAAGGTACCGACTTGGAGAATAGATGGTTCTAGCCATTATTTAGATTTAGCTCAGGAAAAACATACAGAAGCAGCGGAAACACTGATCGAGCAAAAACAAGACCGACGCGAAAATTTTATTAAACAAACTGAGGTTGAATACAGAGGTGTTCATCCGCAGATAGTAGAATTTTGGAAAGCGTTTAGGGATGAGTGC